GCAAACGCAACGGCCATCTGACCCGCAGTTAAAGCAACGCCAGTGGCAAGGCCATAGTACGCCGCAACAATCATTGACCCGACCATATCTATTCCTTCACAAAACTTGCACCAACGGCTTTGTAGCCTCGCTTGGTGTAATCAATTAACGGGCCTGATGCTGACACTGAAGTGATGGAGAAATGGACATCGCCACGCTCCAGCATCTCAGTGGCTTCCTTGTCAAACGCTTTCCACAGACGGCCACCAATTGTTCCGTTCCTGTACTCAGGCTCAACCCACCAAAGCAACTCATTCAATTCTCTCACTTTTGGACACCAGACATTCTGGTTCTTGATGCCAATAATTGCGCCGCGCATGTGGCTGTCGATGTAAATGAAGCCGCGACCCATGATGATGCCAAACAATAGGCTTTCAACATACTTTGGGTCATGGTTCACTTGCTTGCCCAAGACTGTGATTGGATTCTCAAAGGCATACGCCTCGACAATCTCAAGCAGTCTTGGTATGTCGTATCTTGTCGCTTTTCTTATCATCGGCCAAAAATTCTTTGTGATGGTGCGTTGGATGCTGCTTGGCTTCCAGAGGAATTTACCTCGCCGCCAAAGTCAAAATACGAGCCAGCAATTGTCGGCACTCGGTTCATGCTTGTGTCGTTTGGATAATAGACCTGCCAAATCTTTGGAGTTGTCCGAACGCCGCCAACACGGTTTTCAAGGATCGTCCTGAATGAAGCGCAGGAAAGACCAACAGTCGCCACGCGAGTTCTGATTTGCTCATTCCAGTCCTCAGTGATTGAGAAGTTGGAAACAATGCCTTGATACCGTTTGAAGAACTGCTGAGTTGGAGACTGGATGATCTGGTTGTTGGAGTCCAAGAACCCGCGCCACACTTCAATCCGAGAACCCTTCAATTCAGAGCCTAGAACGATTGCAATGTTGGTTCCATCAACCCCTGTCAAAGAAACCGACAGGTCTGAGCTGTTCGCCTTCACATCGCGCTTGATGTCGCTCAACTGAAGCAGACTGCCAAGGTTTGTGAACGTCATTCCATCAACGCTGATTGGCGCAGCAGCGTTGCAAAACGTGTAGGTGTTTGACGGCAAAGTCAATCTGATGAATTCTGCTTGCCGGATAGATGGACTATCCAGCGCGGTCATTATTGTCGTCATCCTGTGATGTCCTCTCTAAACACAAATGCGTCATCCCATTGGACAAAAGCTCCACCGGGCGCAGGCGTAAGTGTATAGGTTGGGCATTTTTCTGCCAAGACGGTAAATTCACAGGCATTGCCAACGCCAGCCAAAGTTCCTGTGGTTACAGTGCCAATGACTGGGCGATGCAGGCTGACGGGAACATTAGTGTCAGTTCCGCGCAAAACATCAGCCGTCACCTTGTAAGAGTAATTGCCAATCTGAAGAAAATCTCCAGCTCTGAATACAGCCTTTGTCGAAGCAACTCCCGGAAGATTTCCTACGCTGATGGTCTGAGAGTTGGCAACAGGAACAGCAGCCAACGTCAAAGCATTTGCCTGCGCCGTGGTCAAGTCGCCTTGGTAATCCGTAAACCAGCCCAGATTGGCGCTGTTGAACGTGATGGTTTCAGGCAACTGGCGATCAAGGTTGTCAATCGTCTGGATGATGTCGCGTGAAGTTGCGTATGGCAAATAGTTGTGAGGCACAACCGTGAACACCCACGGTACAGACGTTAGGTATTGCGCCACACGGACCTGACCAGAGCGGCTGTACTGCTGGCCGACAGTCCTTCGGTTGTTGACCGACATGGACTGCTGGATTTCAAAGATTGTCTGGAATGACATTAGGTTCTCCCAAAGCTGGTAGCAAGGTTCTTGTTGGCATACTGGTTTGCCGCCCAGATCGCGTTAGAACTGCCCAGAAGGCGGTCTTCAAACGATTTGGTGTCGATGGCATTGATGTAGTTGTTTGTGACGTTGGTGGTCCCGCCAGAGCCTCCAAGCAGGTGGTTTGGAATAATTGTTCCGGCTGTCTTGGGTACAAACAACTCAGGACCACGTTCACCAACAACACTGACCTTGCCGACAGGAGGATTGCCGCCGTCAGCAAAATACCCTCCACCCGGCTTCATCGTTGCGGCATTGCCAACAGAGCCTACGCCAACACCAGCAAAAGCCGAAAATGCAGAACCAATCAAACCACGAACAAGTTGCATGGCTTGAATTTTCATCTCCATTGCCAACAAACTTTGAATGGTGCTACGAGCAAAATCTTTTATGCTTAACTTACCAGTCTTGACAAAATTGTCAATGGCTTCGCCCATGTTGCCCCATACAGTGTCAAACACTTGCTGAGTCTTTTGCATGGAATCTTGAATGCTCACGTTCATTTTTTCCAGAGCTTCTTGGCGGTCAAGTTGACCAGTCAAAAAGTCTTTGTCTGGACTGCCTTCAATCTCTTTGCGCTTACGAGCGTATTCCAAAGAAATCATTGCCAGCTTCTGCTCTTTTTCGGTTGCATAGATCAACTGATACTTCAACTCAAGACGCTCTTTCTCAAACTCAAGCGAACGAGTTGAGCCTTGAGCATCCGTTCTCATGGCTTCTCGGCGTTTGTCTTCCGCAACGGCAGCGTCAGTAATTTCCTTTTCGGTACGCACAGATTCTTCATACTCAGCAAGCATTCTCTTGGTATGCAACTGCCTGATTTTTTCTGCGGTTCCCGCTGCAATTGCAATAGATTTATCTTGAAATATCAAAAGGTTTTGTTGAGTGGCTCGGCCATCTTCTTGAAGGTTTTTCTCATTCATCTCCCTTCTCGCATCACTGATCTTTTTTGCAGCCTCTTCTTCAATAAGTCTTTCCTCATTAAGAGAAAGTTTTAGCACCGCAAATTTTGCGTCAGCCTCTGCTTTGGCAACTTCACTAGCTTTGCTTTTCAGCATCCCCTTGTACTTGTCGTAATCGTCAATCTTCTCTTTGGCATTACCAACATCTTTTGACGCTGCGGAGCGATTCTTCATGCGCTCCAATTCATTCATGCCATATTTGACGCTTTCAAGAGCAGCAAGAGTTTTTCTCCAGCCTCTTGCAAAGACCGTATCCTCTTCCTCGGGAGTCCCGGCTAATTTTTTCTTGATGTCTGCAATTTGCTTGTCAATTGCTTCGGCGGTTTGAGACTGTGTTGGTCCAGAAAGAAATTGCTTGAACTCGTCCCAATAGTTGCTCATGGCAGTCGTGACTGACTTCCATGCACCCTCAAGCAAACCAAGCTCACGGCGTTGCTGCTCCAATTTGGTATTCAAGGCCACAGCAACAACTTGTGCAGCCTCCTGCTTTTTGTTTGCCTTCTCCAGAGCTTCAATCTGCTTGTATTGCTCAAGCGTCAAAAAGTTCATCTCTTTGTTCAGAGACTTTGCGCCTTCGGCTGTGCCACTCAAGCCACCCTTGAGCTTTTGCGCGGCCTCGGTTGCAGACACGCCAGCGATCTGAGAATAGGTGATGATCGCCTGAGTCACTGCACTGATTGACTCGCCAGTGAATTGACCAGAAGAAATCACGGCCATCAAGGCTTCTTTGGTTGAGCCAAGACTTGCTTTAGTGTTGCCACTCAGAGTGGTTGCCAGTTTTTGGAAAGACTCTCTCGTTACTTCAGAATAGTTGCCAGTCAAGGCCAAGGCATCATTGAGCTGCTCCGCTTCTGTTGCAGCATCATAAATTGCTTTTCCTGTTAATCCAGCGGCAACAGCAACAGCGGTAAGCCCAACGCTAACTGGCGTGATGAAAGACCCAAGAGCATTGAACATGTTGCCAAGTCCACCCATCGAATCCTTCAACTGACCGCCTTGCTGAAGCAAAGCAATAAACGGGCTTTGGCCTGACGCGATCTGCGTGAACAAGTCAGTGGTCTGGTATGTCAGTTGCAGCTTCTGCTGCTCGTTCATCTTGAACTGAGCACCAGCAGCACCTTTGGCTGAAGTCGTAATGAGATCGTATGCTTTGGCTGTTTCACGCAATTGCGCTTTGTGCTTTTCTGAAGCGTTCATGTACCGACCAGAATTGATTTCTCGTTCTGTCAGTTGAACTTGCGTTAAAACTTTGCCGTAATCTTCTGTTGCGTGTGTAAGCCTGATGATTTCAGCTTCAGCGGCGTTGCTCTCCCGCTTGATAGCGTTCTTCATTTTTGCATTTGCTGAAATTGCTTTGTCAACAGACGCAGTAAATTCAGCAGTGTCCATTGCAAGGACAACGCCAAGTCGGGCAATATTTTGTGAAGCCATTATTTCTTCCTTCGCGCCAGTTTCTTGGCGTATTCAGGGATTCTGACCGCCAACTGTGATTTTAGTTCAGTAAGGACAGCA